GGTTGGGATAAGGATGTTCCAAGACAGTCGGCTAGTGGTTTGGGCTTCTTCAACCCAACAAATGTCAACCCCTTCATACGATTTGATATTGCTGACATTGTTTTTGAGTCCAACAAAGCTAAACTCTGTGCCGTTTTTGCCTCTGATGCTGTTTTGGGTGATTTCATAGAAACTCAGGAGGCCAAGACTTTCTATCTGGTCACACAATAACTTGTGAACTGAGTCTTTGATACTGGTCTGAAACTCACGGGCGCACAGTATGCGGATTGGGTCTTTAGCGCCTTTGATCAAAAGTGCCCTGGCTATTCCCCAACTCTTAGCCCCGCCTCGTCCACCATAAAGAACCTTGTATCGGCTCTTTTGGAACAGACCTTCCAACTTAACGGGAAACTCTGCCTTTGCAATCGCATTGGCTAGATTGCTCATTCGGGCTTCACAAAGCTAACTTGGATGCCTGACAACAAGGGTGAGCCATCAGCGCCTGTGATCTCTTGCTTAACGCTCTCACGGTACTTCTTGGGAAATCGTGCAGCCATTGAACGTGACCACAAAGTCGCATTTAACCTTGGGCCATCCTTGGTCTCCACCATGTAAGCATCGGCTTGATCTTCCCACCAAGCTAACTCATGTTGCTTGGCTTCCTCCAAGGCGTGCAAAAACTCAGGATGCACATCTCGCCATTCATACATTGTGCGTAGAGAAAACCCTAATCTTGAAGCAATCTGTTCAACGCTTTTACCGATTTTGCCCAAGGCAATCACTTCCTCACAATACTTAGGATCGTAGAGGGATGGGCGACCAATGGGGCGTTTTTCGGTTGTTTGGGTCATTACTTCTTAGACTTCTTTGGAGTTGGCTTTTTACCCGCATCCTTTTGGGCTTCACGCTGAATTGAATATCCAATCGCAACAGCCTGTTTCAGAGGCTTGCCAGCTTCTATCTCTTTTTTGATATTGGCTCTAAGTGCCTTCGGGGTCATTGACGCTATCAGGGGCATTTGCCTTCTCCTTTTGGATTTCACCTAGCCAATAGTGACAATCCTGAATCATCCCAGAGAGTTGAAACAGGACTGTCTCTTGTTGCCTTGCTTGCGCTTGGAGTTCTTCTAAGCGCTTTTCAATGGCTTCTTTATGAAGCGCCATGAATAATTGCATAGTTGATGACCACGGCTTCAGAGTATGAAGTTGCCGCAGTCAAGTTACGCAAAGTAATCAAAGCAGAACCAGCAGCCAGATACGAAACGTAAGTGGTGTAAGCACCAAGAGCGCTACCAGTGGTATTGCTTCCAATATTCACAATCATTGTGTCATTAGCTGAAATTGTGCTGTTGGTCAATATAAATGACACAGCAGTAGCGCCAGCCAAAGCCGCATTGTTCATGGTGATGCGACCAGCAGACTTGTTCAAAGTCACGCCTGTTGATTTGTCGGTGAGTTGGGTTACTGTGCCTTGTGCGGCAGTTGCATAACCAATTTCTGAGCTTGCATAGCAAGTTGTAAATTCGGGATCGGAGTAGGCTACGCCTATTGCTACTGAGTTTGACATAATATTCCTTTAACAGTTCCAGTTTTTGAGGGATGCCTTGGCTCGTTCCGCTGGGCCTTTGGCGTTTTTAACTACCCCCTCCATTCTTGCACAAAATGATGCTTTACGACCTGCATCAGCTTTAGTTTTTGGATTGGGGGCTGGCGGTTTTAAATTCGCATTATTCTTTGCATTGTATTCGGCACGACCTTTAGCGGTCATTCCCGCACCTTTTTCCGTAGGATTGTAGGTTTTACCCTTGCCTGTGGTCTTGTGCGGAATGGGTTTGTCGTGCTTTTTCATTTCTTTGCCGTTTTAGCAGATTGTTTGAAAGCAGCGGCAGTGGGTGCGCCCTTAGTGCCAGGCGATCTCATGCGCTCAGGAGTCTTACCCGCAGCCTTTTGACGCTCAATGCGCTCTTGCTTGGCATGAATGTTGGCATATAACCCTTTAGAAGTCGCCATGATTATTCCTCCACAACCGCACAAATGTCGGCTTCTTGAATGATTTGGTAATCTTGCCCATCAATTTTCTCAGTGGGCCAGTTAAGGTAATCCCCATTCCCGTACTTGATGAAGTCTCCGATCTTTACATCGTAAACCTTTGGGCCAATGGCGACAACAGTACCCTCGTTAAAAGGTTCTTTGTTGTTGACATAAATAATGTCTGACAGATTTCTGACTTGTGGTTTTACAACAACACGGTCACGCAATGGGTTTAGCATTTCTTGGGTCTCCCTGGCTTTTTCTTCACAGGAACAGAAACCTCTGTGGTTTGATCAGTCATTATGTCGTAAACAGGCAGTTTAACAACATCAACGATTCCAACTTCGTGTTGTCCGCACCAATCGGTTTGGTGCTTGTTATGGTGTTCAGGGTAACGTCTGCAAATACCCATGATTTGCTGATTTCTGAAAAATCTGCAATTACCGCAATTAGAATGTGCTTCAGCCACTCAAAACCTCTCTTTTTGTTTGGTTAGAAAGCCCTACCGACCTCTTATCGGTGGGGTTTTCGCTTTATTGATAAGACTTACGATCGTGAGTGTAGCAAACGCCACTCATTTTGCCGCAATTAAAATCCATGTCTTTGCCAGTTGCATTGGTCATAGCATTAGGAATGTTCTTTTTAGCACTTCCTTGTTCGCCAGATTTCATGTCAGGGGCAGGGTTGCCAGCCATTTTGACATTGTTGCCATAGCCTTTGGGTTGGTTTTTGTCTAAATTTGCCATGATGATTCCTATTTAAGGGTGAGTAAATACAAGGTTGAATTGATCAGATCAGCAATTTCATCAACGATGTTTTGCAGCTCTGTATCTTGGGGGATTTCTTGACGGGCTTCCTGAACAAACGATTTCAGTTGTGTCAGGTACTCGGTTGGGGTTTCCTGTGGCTGATGCAAATCGTCAGGAAACTTCTTCATTCGTGTGTTGTAGCGCCCTTGATAGCTCTCAGCCAAGGTATCTGCTAAATCAACAATCTTAGGATAGAACTTACCTAAAGCCTTGTGGGTTGCATATTCCCGTGTTTGTAAATGCTGAAAATGGGTAATCGTCCCGCTGTGAAACAGCGTAGCTACGAACTCGGCAACTTCGGCATTTTTTTCCATGATTGCACTATAACAAAAAAGATGGGGGAATTAAACCCCCATAAACAACAAATGGCAACTTTGTCACGCCCATTGTGCGGTGTCTGGAATGGGGATGTCAATAGGCCATTTACCCTGATTACACAAATTCTCCACGGTTGCCACATGAGCGTATAGCCACATCTTTTTGCGCTCGTCTTTGCTTAAATGTGCGCCTTGGTCAATTTTGTAATGGCAACTTAGACAGAGCGCAGCCACACAATTATCGTCAGCCTTGATTCCTTTACCTTTGCCCGCACCCCAATTACTGTGAGCCGCCTGAACGCCATTGTCCATGCCACAGCTTTGACAAGAGAGAGCTGCCACTAGTTTCAACAGTTTTTGACTCCTCACATACTGGTGTTTCAGATATTGCATATTCTTGGGTTAAAAATTTATGTCCGTTAATGCAGATTCTTCTGCGGCTAACAAATTCAGGGGTTGATCGAGTATCTAAAACTTTAAGGTTTTCAGAACTACAGCGGGGACACATCATATTTACTCCGTTGTTTTTACGCCTAAACGCTCACTTGCTTGCTCTGATCGCCAGATGTCCGATTTCATTTGGGCGGCTGTAAGTTTCCATTTCAGCGTTTCTTCTTGCAAAATTGCTTCAGCCAGGCCGTGTAAAAGTTCCTCGTATTCAGGATGTGCATACGCTTCACGCTCTTGTGCCACAGCAGAATCAAAACCTCTTGTCATTGCGTCTTTCATAAGCAAAGCCTTTTTAGTCTTGCGAAATTCCTCAAGAAAAATCCGTTGTGATTTAGCAACAGCAAATTTTGGTGCTTGTTCCAAAATAAACTCAATCGCTTTGTAAGGCGCTTTCATTTGACAACTCCGATCATGCGTAATGCAGCTTCAGGGCAATCTATTCTTGCCAAGGTACTTCCAGACCAATTTTCAAAAAAGTCGGCTTGTAAGGCCGTTAAACGCTTTTTAGAGTCCGTTTTGATTTCCACCAAGAATGTGTGACCCTTGTACCCAACTAAAAGGTCAACAGGAAGCCCAATAATCCAAACGTAAGCGCCAGCACTTCTCAGGGCTGAAACAATCTGAGTTTGGTTTGCGTCAACCCTTGCTGCTTGTCTCATTTTGAATCCTGTTCATGCGTTGTCTCAAATCCAAAGTATCTGACTCGCCTCTGATTCGTTGCAAGTCCAACAACACTCCTTGCCACCAACTTAACGCTTTCTTTGAGCCATTCGTCAATTTCTTGGCTTGGTAGCGTCTGAGCCACTCTTCGGCTTCGCAGTCCTTGAAGTGTTCCAATTCTTCGGGTGTCATTCTCTTTAGTGTTCCAATCAAAAGTCATTTAATTTTCTCCATACTGCTGCGACCACTTGTGGAACTTGTCCGTTGCCAATGGCTTTAAGTCTGTCCACTCTTGCGGCCACCCCATCAGCCACTCGACCCACTC